CGCCAACTTCGCGTACTCTTCCGCATCCTCATAATCCAAGCCGCCATTCATCGAATTGTCCTGAACCGTATCCACCAGGTATTCGTACAGTTCACCGATGATGCCCGCCGTGGAATGGACGAACACAGGCTCAAAATCAATAAAATAACTGCCGAACCACAGGCCGCAGACATGGCCCACATAGCCGGTAAGCTCACGCGGCAGCATATTCACGTCAATCATCACAACACCTCGATTTCATCGTTGAACCCCATGAACTCCTGAGTGGTGAACCCGCCATCCTTGACAACGCAGTACAGCCAACCCTGGAATCCACCCAAGCGCGCGTAACGCATCCCACGAATCAAGTCACGCAACCACGCGTACACAAGATACGTTTTCGACACGGGACGCCAATAACGCTTACGCTCGACCATATCAAAATGGTCATATGCATACATTTGCTGACCAACGTGAAAATCAGCCCACAATTTCAATGTTTCCATGACACTCACGCCTCCCTCGAATCAACGTCACCGAACAGTTCATAACGCAACTGCACATCAGCATCGAACATCGCCTTGTACGCATCACCAAGAGACTCATAGAAGACGCCATCCACACGCCAACCTTCGTAGCCCTTGGAATCCAACGAACGGAACTCTCTCAGCGCACCAAGCATCATCTTGCGCATCAATCGATAATCCGGCACGCTCTTATGAAAATTACCGTCGAACCGGTCAGCAGCAACGTAAGCGTCACGCGCTTTAGCCGTATCGAATGGGACAACAGTACCAATCGGCTCATGGTCGAAATTGAAAGTGTTGACACCGTAAGGCCAATAAACAGCGTAAAAATGACGGGACATGATAGAATCTCCTTGCAAATGGTTTGGTTGAGTTAATTACTGTTTGCAATGGCCGGACGATATTCCTAGTACCGTCCGGCCAAACTTTTCAGAACAGGCAATCCATATGACGCGGATCAGGCAGATTGTCGGCAGCGGCGTTGATAACCGTGCTGAGATACGCGGTCAACAATGCTGGACGCCTGCCGATCTCCCTCAACACGGTTTGAATATTCGAGTCGATGGACGAATAGCCGGTAGCCTCCAAAGCGGCCTTGACCTGCTGTGCTGTGATGACGACACGTGACATTTCATGCCACCTCGACAATCTCATGTTGAGCGAGGTACGCGGCCACGGACTCTTCCAACGTTTGGTCACTGCCACGCTGGTAGTAGTCGCGGTACGCAACCACGCCACTCTTACCGTCGAACGCGACATATGCGACGCGACGGCCCTTGGAATCACGGAAGCCACGCGGCTTATGCGCATATCCACCAAACACGTCAGCCAACTCCTTGACCGACTTGCCACCTGGAATCGTGACCACGCGCGCCTTGACGCCATGCTGCGCAATCACCTTCGGCGTATCATTGGACGGAATCGGCGGCACTTCAGGAATCTCAACCGTATCCGGTTCAGGCTCAACCGCCTGTGGTTCAGGGGCGACAACCGGCAAATCATCGTAGGTTTCGCACATCTCAGGATGGTCACGCTCGGCCGGGGTGAGGAATGAAATGTCACGTGACACAACCATGCCGCCATCCTCGTAGGACAATTCCCAACCATGCTCACGGTCGGAGTCCGACAGGCTCACGCCATGCGCCGTATAATCCCCACAATCAGAGGAAACCATGCAATCGCCACGTTCCACGATCAACGGCACGTCACCGATCTCACTCACCGCCTGAGCATAATCGGAGCCGTTAGGGTCAAGCCACGTGCCACCATCGGCACGATATGCGGCGGCAACACCACGCACCGCCTGAGCATTCTTCACGCCAGGAATCATACGCCATGATTCAACGTCATCCTTCATCTCGAAACGCCACACGCTAGGCGTGTTGACGGAATCAAAGAACATGAAGACACTGGACGAATTGACGGCCCACAGGCCGTTAACTTTGTTCGACATTTTAAAACTCCCTTGTATGGAAACTTGATTATTTGATGGGCCGTTCACCGCACGGCCCTGAGCGGTTTCACCATTCCAAAACCTTGCTACCGTCAACCAAAACGTATGACGTGCCGGTATGATTGCCGTCAACGCTTCCACGCCACTCGCAAATACGTTCGTAACCGTCCGAAGTGCTACCGTCCTCCATGCAGCACTGCGGGATATTGGACAACTCGCGGTAGCTCGCTAGGTCAGCTTGGTTGTAATCCTTCGTGGCATAGGTTTCGCGCCACCACGTCCACTGCTGCTCAGGCGTGCCATGCGGATCGGCAACCGGCTGATCGGAAAGCGCTGGAGAACAAGCCACGCCGAAAGCCAACAGGCCAACAAGCACGGCAACAAGCAGAGTAATCTTCTTACGCATTGCGAACACCTCACTTGGAAAGAACGGAATCAACAACCGTGTGGAATCCGGTGCAAAACTCTCTATTGTGTTCGCTGTGCAGTTCCGCACGGCAACGTTTCGTTAATAGGCGGCGGCACTCACCAATCATGGCATGTTCACCGCGCGTATAGTATTCATCCATCAACCACCACGCGGCATACGTGGTTCCGTCAAGCCTGTTTTCATCAGGCGAACGCCAAGCGTTTTGATTGTGTGAATACGTAGTGTTGTACACGTTGGCGAGATACGCATACTCTGCGGAATCAGATTCACGAATATCAGGAAAATCAACTGTAACAAAAGACATTTTTAAAGCACCTCGATTGTGTTGGAATGTAATGCCCGAACGCGGGCTATATGGGCGTGATTTGATAGGCTCACGCCCGAAAGCCTGGAATAAGTCAGCGCATACGCTTGCGATTAGGACAATTGGGATATTCAATAGCCCGACACTGTAGGGCTTCTTCCATCTCCAAACGACGCGCATTGCTGCACAGAAACCGCGCCTCATCACCGGCACGGCACATCTCACGCCACAGCGCATCCGCCCGCTTCACGTCGGCACAATCGCTTTCGGCAACGAAACAGCGGATAGCGATCTCACGGTAACGCTCGGCCTCATCCCGCAGCTTGCGGGAATCTGGCGTCACAGGAAAACCGTAGTACGGGTAACGTTGATCGATGGGGCACTTCTCACACATGACTTGCCCCTCAGTGTTCCCGCGCGTACCGGCTGATAACACGCTCCGCCTGGCTGAGGGCACGCGCCTGCAAGTCAAGCAGAGGCTCGCCGCGGAACGCCATGCTTGCATCATGCCCGTCTGCCATGTACCGGCGCATTTCGGACGGGGTGAAGAACCGGGCGGCGATATCCACGTTGTACACGAGAGCGCACCCGCCGTAACTGTATTCCCGCCAATTGTCCGCGCCGTTCAGCAACAGCGCGCGACGCGATCCGAAGTGGTCGGGAAGAACGGTTTCTGGCATGTCGAGCGAATCAAGCAATGCCAGTGCGGTTTCCTTCACGCCCTGGTTCCACTTGCTGCGGGGCTTGAACTCGGCTTCGATATTCTTGTAGGTCTCATCAACGGTATACATTTTGACACTCCATTCCAGCCCCCTTGCTAGAATAAGAGGGCTTAGTTAGTTAGTTGGTTAATGATTACTGAGCAATTGAGCCGGATAGTTGCAGCTATCCGGCTCTACTCATTCGTGGGCTAGACGTGCCATAAAGACTACGCTAGCCCTAGCGGATTCAATCAATCCGCCGAAGACTTAGAATCAGAATCAAGCAATTTGCGCGGATTAGCGATCTTGAGAGCATCGCACAATCGCAGTGCAGTATCAAGCGACACCGCCCGAACATTGCGTTTACCTGTCTCAATCTGCGCAATCTCGACATGATGCACGCCACTACGTTGCGCTAACTCACGTTGCGTTAGACCGCGCTTCATCCTTAATTCTTTCAAACTCATGGCCCTTACTCCTAACTTGGATTAAGGCCATCGTAGACCACTCAGACAGCGCGGGACAATTCACGTTAGCGACTCGACGACGGTTCGGCCTTGCATGATGTGAGGGTGCATCATGCCTAGTCGCATTCCGCCGCGTCTCTGCCGCGTCCACTCTTCAGTTGTCAATCATCCATGCCACGCCTGTTAGGGGGGCTTCGTGTCACCGGCCTTGCGGTGGTGGCCTCTGTGGTGGTGGCCTCTCGTTCATCTCCGTTCCTTTCGTTGTCGTTTGCTTGATGGCTCACTATACATGCTATCCAGTCAGATAGCAAACCAAGACAACGCAGACACCACATAAACCATTGCAAACACTAGCATCCATCGGCGTGTCGCAACCATGCGACGGCGACACAAAACCCACGCGGTCCCGGCCATGACGCGGCCACGTCCAGGGCACGACGGCCACGGCCACAGGCACGGCCACGATCATGCACAGTCACATCACCCGCAATCACGGCATACAAAGGAACGCGCCCGCGCGATACCACACGACACGCAACACGTCAACCGAACAAACATTCGAGCGAACAGACGTTCGATAGAACACGTGTACCAATGTTGCGCATACAACAAACCCCCGGGTAGGGGAGTGTCCCCCCGGTCAAAAAGCCGGGGCCGCTGGCTCTCTAGTGCTGACGCTGAATGCTCGCTGGAACATTTTTGGATTACCTGTTACTCACGAAGTCTTCACATATTTAGTGGTTGCAACCGTTGTTGCACCCTACATATTGTGTATAATGTTCCTTGGATTGATGTTGATGGCGGTGAAGCTAGCTTAAGCCACATCAACGTCTGGCCGTCCACTCACAAGGGGAGTGTGAAGATTCTAGATGCGGTACGGTCAGCAGTCCGACTGGTCTATCTCGGACGTGGCCTATATGGACTCGTACCTATTATTTTGGGCTGGTCTGCAATCATGTTGGCACAGCCTTTTGGTTGTCGGGTTCGATTCCCGAGGTTTGCTCTAGGTTTCATGGGGGTAGCTGCCTGTGAGATCGATGGTATTGCTCGAATATCCCCGCTGGAACATGTGGGGGATAAGAGGCTCCCTGCCTTAATCAGGTGGTTGATGACCGAAGGGGAGGCACGGCCAAACGGGTGCATATATACATACACGTTCCTTGCCGTTGGTGGTAAAAGCCAGTCCACCATTCCGCTGTCATGCCAACTTGGACAATAACTAAGTTGGGTTTGGAATGTTGGCAGAGTGGTTTAATGCAACTGTCCCGAAAGCAGTCGCACTGTGAAGTGCCGGAGGTTCGAATCCTTCACATTCCGCGTTGGGGAAGTAGTACTACCCCCGAAGGCAAGCGCCTACCGCTGGCGTTGGCTTGTCTGGAGATGAAAGCGGCGGACGCTTCCGTTAACGGCGACTCGGTGGATGGTTACGCTTCATGGGTGTGACCATCCACATATGGCATTGGTGCAACCGGTAGCATTGCGGTCTCCAAAACCGTCGATGTTGGTTCGAGTCCAACATGCTGTGCTCAGCCTACCCACAGGTTGTGGGAAAGGTCTTCGGAGTCGTCTTGTGGCGGCTCTAGTTTTAGCTGACCCGCCTAGTCTGCGGGAACAGTCTCCTGAGTCGCCGTGGCGGCTCTTGCTTTTGGATGCTTGGCAGAGTGGCTTATTGCACCACCTCGCTAAGGTGGCGACCGGGAACGGTCCGGGGGTTCGACTCCCTCAGCATCCGCGCGCCGTGGCTGGCGGTAAAAAGCCATTGTGATGATGCCATTGGTTCCTTATGGCTCTCTGGGGGTTGAACGAGCGTCCCATGCTCCTGTTGTGGGTGGAGTGTGGGACGCTTGTTCTTTTGCTTTGGTGGCGGAATGGTAGACGCGGCGCACTCAAAATGCGCTACCTGTAGGGTGTGAGGGTTCGAATCCCTCCCGGAGCACTTGGGTTGGTTGATCTGAGAACTTTTCCTGCTGGGATGTTTCCCATTTGGCGTGTTTTCCTGCTCAGCACCGGCCAACCCTGTTTTTGTGGAGGCATTGTGGCGTGGTCTAGTTCCCATCGTGATGAACGGTTCAATCCTGATTGGCCGCGTGTCCGTGCGATGATTCTTGAACGGGATGGGCATAGGTGCCAGTGGCCGGTCAAGGATGATTACGGGAATGTTCGCCTGTGCGGACGGTATGGGAATGAGGTTGACCATAAGGTTCGTAATCCCGTCCATGATGATGATCGTCCTGAGAATTTGTGGGTGTTGTGTCGTTGGCATCATCAGCGGAAGACCGAGGGTGAGTCTGCTGAGGTTCGTCGTGCAAAGGGTAGGAGTCGGAGGGAGAAGCGTTGGTATTCTCACCCGGCTTTCAAGTGAATGAGTTCATGTGCGCGGTTGCCGGTTGCGCTAATCCGGTGTGCGCGAAGGGATTGTGTCGTTCGCATTACGACCGTGACCGTTATTCGGGGTCTCCGCTGAAGCCGTTGCGCCAGCGCATGTGTCCCCAATGCCATACGTGGTTTGATCCGAAGCGTTCCGACCAGTTGTTTTGTTCTGGGCGTTGCCGTGTGGCGTATAAGCGTGCTCGTGATGATGATAAGTCGTTGCCGGTGAAGCCTGAAACGACTATGTATGTGCGTCCGGTTGACGTGTCCGAGCTTGAGTCCGAGCTTGTTGTTGAGTCTTTTACTGATTCTCAGGTGGTTGAGAAGTGTGGCGGCTTGTGCGCGAAATGCCATGAGCCGGTTGATGTTGGTTCGAGTGGTGCCGATGGTGCCGCTTTCGTGTGGAAGGTTCCGTTGGAGAAGTCGCATAGTGCGACTTTGGCGAATCGTCTGCTGGTTCACAAGCGTTGCGAGGGTGGAACGTCCTAGCTTCGCGTATTGCCTGAAACGGGCGGATTGTGAGGCTGGCTGTGGCTGGTAATGGTCGTGGTGCGCAGAAGTCGAAGAATCCGATTCTTCGTGCGCCTGATAGTCCGATGGGTTTGGAGTTTCCTGCTGTTCGTCCTGATGGGCAGGAGTGGCTTGAACGGACGAAGAAGTGGTATGAGTCGCTTCGTGTCAGTCCGTTGGCTCAGCGTATGGGTGTTGAGGCCGACTGGTACGCGGTTCAGGATTTGGCGTTGTTGAAGGATGATTTCTGGCGTCCGAAGACTAAGGGCCGTTGGATGTTGGCTTCCGAGATTC